CAAGTGTTGTTTCTGCAGAGGTTCAAGATATTGTTTCTCTCAACTCTATTTCTACTGTAAGTAAAGCAGTTACAAGTAATATACAGAAAGTCATTCCTAATGATGCTCTATCTAACATTAACTTCTTTGAGACTGCTGCATATCTTGATGTTGACTTTAATATTGGTGATTCTATTGCTTACATTCCAGACACCACTAAATTTGATCCAATGGGTTTACTTCTCATTGGTGATGAAGTAGTAAGATATGCTAGGAAACTTTCTGATAGATTTACCAATATCCTTAGAGCTCAAAGAGGAACTACTGAACAGGATTGGACTGCTGGTACTTTCTTAAGACAGATTCCAGAACTTGTATCTGTTGCTCCTGTTGGTGTTGTTCAGGTACAGTCTGAAAGTAATGTTTCAATGGTTGATATAGGACTCGTTGGTTCTGGATTTGAAAGACAAGTATTCAGACAAGTAACTACTCCTACTGATTTACAAATTACTAAAGAATCACTTGAAGTTGTTTTAACTCCACCACCAGGCGGTGTTGTTGACGGATATGCAGAAGAACTATTTTTGACAGATCCAGTTCCTATTAGAGCTGGTAATACAACTGGTGGACATGATGGTGAAGTTGATCTTATTGAAATTAATGGTGGTTATCATGTTGGTAAGAGAAATGCAACTGAAGTTCTTATCGTTAACTCAGTGTTTGGAAGAACCACTGAATACATTGGACAGTATACTAAAACAAATGTAGGACACACCCTTAGTCATTTCCAAGGTATTTTTGATGATGGTACTGCTTCTGTATCTGGTTTATCACTTGCAGAACTAGATCTATACTTTGGATCTCTTACTATTAGAGACTTTGAAGAAAGAGGTAAATCTAGTTACACACTAGCAGGTGATAAATTTGTGATGATGCCTCCATCAATCCAAAATCCTGTGACAACTTCACAATCCAGTGGTACTATTGGTGGTCCTATAGTTGTTGCTGATACAAATTATTTCCCTGACTCAGGATATCTTTTCCACAATACAGCTGGAGTTCCTTCTACTCAAGGTTATGCATGGACACAAAGTGCATATGGAACAGGTGTTCAGAATCTAGAAACCACTGCTGATAAAAAGTTTGGAGATAGATCTGTATTACTTAGTGAAACTGATGGTACTGTTGATGGTTCTAAATTAAATGCTCCTGGTGGAACTGATTTGGGAGCAGGAGATTTCACAATTGAATTCTGGAATAAAAGGGTGAGAAGTACTCAGACTGGTGGTGACACTAGTGCAGGACTATTATTCTATGGACCTAATACAACATCAAATGTATCATGGAAGTATTCTTCTGGTGCTTTAGATTACTTCTTACCTGATTTTGGTTTCGCAATATGGATAACTTCTGTATGGTCATTTAATTGTAACGTGACATTCTGGAATGGTGCAGATGATTCAATTACTAGTTTTGGTCAAGTTTCTGATATTAATTGGAATCACATTGCAATTGTTCGTAAGAGTGGAACAATTAAAGTATATTGGAATGGTATAGAGAAAGCATCTGCTGCTAATACTCAAGATTACAGTGTAGCTGGTGCAGCTGCTGCTGGCAATTTATGGGGATCTGGAACTGCTTTATTTGGTATTGGTGATAGTAACTACTCTACTGGTTTAGACTGTTTCAATGGTTACATAGATGAAGTTCATATAAGCAACGTTGCTAGGTATGAAGCTAATTTCACTCCACCTACCGCAAGGGTTCTTCCTGATAGTTACACTACATCATATGATAATTTTGATACTGCAGTTCCATCTAACTCTGGTGTCATACAATACACTGGAAAAACAGCAACTTCATTTACTGGATGCTCACATTATAGAGGCAGTACCACGATTACTTCTGGATCTGAAATAATTCCCTTTTCACCAGTATAAATAAACAATATAAATAACTCAGGCACAAACTACAACGTCGGACAAATAAAACCATGGCTGCTATCATTTCTGATAAGTTTCGTATATTTAACGCGAAACAATTCCTAGAATCCCTTACAGAAGGCGCGACTGATACGAGCGCGGAACGTTCTAGGATGTACTTCTTTGTGGGTAGACCGCAACCATGGAGAGCATACTTAGAGGTTTACTCTAAAAACTCTACTGCTTTCGCAGTAGGTAATGAGGTGTATGTTGGAACGTATGGTTCCACTGCTTTCCGCGCCACAGTTGCTGCAGTTTATGATAGTGCCCTCCTTTTGACCGACGTTTTTGGCAGCAATGGCGTTAACTCTGCTCCTCCTCTTGGTTCTGATTTAAAAGGTAGAACAGGTGGATCTGGTGGTTCTGATACAGGTGCTACTGCAAAATCTGGCGTTTATCGTTATGCAACTGAGGATGTTCCTCCTCTTCCCCTTGACAACCAAAGAGAAAAAATTGGTGTTTATGACGAACTGATCGCAGCTAAGCGTATTACTGATGCTTTTGCAAGAACAGTTATTCGTCGTTACAACTGGGATCTAGTTGCTAACCCCAAGTATGATATGTTTAAACCTGACTACTCTGCTACACCTGGTGGCGGTGGTCAAATTGGTAAACAAACTGCAACAGGTGCAAATACAATTGCAGATGCTAAGTTCTATGTGATGAACTCTTCATACGAAGTATTCAAGTGTCTTTACAATGGTGAAGATCCTTCTAACACAACTGGTCAGAACGCAACTGAAGAACCATCTACAGCAGGTTCTAACTATGCTTCTTCTACAGGTCTTTATACAGAAACAACTGGTGCCAAGTACATTTGGAAGTACATGTATACTATTCCTACTGATGATGTTCTTAAGTTCCTTTCATCAGACTTCCTACCAATCGTTCTTCCTGCTAACGCTTCTAGAACTGCAGTTGTAGCACAAGCTGTAGTGGGTGCATGTGATGTTGTTCTTATTGAAGACGCTGGAAGTGGACTTCCTGCATCACAAACTTTATATACTGGAATCAAAGGTGATGGAACTGGCGGTAAAGTTAAGTTTGTAACAAATGGTTCTGGTACAATTACATCTGCTGAGATTGAAGCTCGTGGATCAGGTTACACTTATGCTAATGTTTTATTAGGTAACGGCAACTTGTTCTCTGATGCTGGTCTATCATCTGCTGTAACAACTGGTGCTTCTGCTGTTGGAGCTTTTGAAATTATACTACCTCCTGAAGGTGGACATGGTTCTGACCATGAAACAGAATTAAATGGTAAGCGAGTTATGACTAACATTCGTCTTACATATTCAGAAGGATCTGGAGATTTCCCTGTAGACAACGACTTCCGTCGTATTGGTATTCTTGCTGATCCATTTAACTGGGGTACAACAACATTCTCAACTGCTGATACATTATCTGGATTAAAAGCAGTTAAAATTACAGGTGCTACTGCAGACTACTCTGTTGATGAGAAGATTACACAGACTGTAACAGGTGGTACTGCATATGGTACAGTTGTATCATGGACATTAGATAGTGGTTCTACAACTGCTGGTGTTCTTAAGTATATCCAAACAAATGACGCACACACAGATAGTGGTGTTGTAAGAGCATTTGAGTCTAATGGTTCTAATGCAATCACTGGAGAAGCTTCTACTGCATCTGGTACTGTAAATACATCTTATGGTTCTACATTATTAGGTGTCACTTTTGCAAGTGGTTTAGCAGCACCTGAAATTGAGAATAATTCTGGTGATCTTATATACGTTGAGAACAGAAGACTAATTACTCGTGCTCCTGACCAGATAGAAGATATTAAACTAGTTATTGAGTTCTAGGCAATAATAGGTAGTTTCTTTCATGATCATCGTGGATGGGTGAGTGTTGCGAATCTACTTCCAGTTACTTTAATATAATTGAGGCAAGGTCAAAGACCCCTAGTGGGCATTCTATGTCTAAAAATAATCCTTAATAAATTATCTTAGTTCCAAGTTCTAGAAACTACGCTAAATAATATGACGAGAATACTAGTATTATTGGCGAAATAAGATGCCACAGAAGACCAACCTAAATGTTAATCCTTATTATGAGGACTTTGACGCAAGTAAGAATTTTTATAAGATTCTATTCCGTCCTGGTTACTCTATTCAAAGTAGGGAATTAACGCAAGTACAATCAATTCTTCAAAATCAATTGGAGAGTTTTGGAAAGTATGCATTCAAGCAAGGTGAGCTTGTAATTCCTGGTGAAGTAGGTCTTAATACAAAATTAGATTACGTTAAATTATCATCTGTTTCTGAGGTTGCTATTTCTGAAGGAGATGATATTGTTTATAAGAAATATGATATTAGTCAATTAGTAGGACAACAGGTACAAGGTCTTACTTCTGGTGTTGTAGCAACCATCTTGTCAACAAAGTTAGCAACTGAGTCTTCTGCTGATACTTTATTTGTAAATTATATTAATAGTGGTAATTCTAATACTGAGTCTACTTTTAGACAAGGTGAGACTCTAGAAGTTGTTGATGGTGTTAATACCCCTTTACTTGTAGTTGGAACTGATGGAAGCGTACTTCCTACCAGTATTCAAATAACTAATCCTGATACAGGTGAAGTAACATCATTAGAAAGTTCTGCTATGGGATTTGGTTCTGCTGTTAAAGTAGAAGAAGGTATTTACTTTGTTAATGGTTATTTTGTTCGTAATGATGAAGCATTACTTATCATTGATGAATATTATGATAAACCATCTGCAAAGGTTGGTTTTACAATCAAAGAAGAGATTGTAACACCAGAAGAAGAAGCAAGTTTATATGATAATTCTATTGGATCTGCAAATTATACTGCACCTGGTGCACATAGATTAAAAATTAGTTTAGAGTTAAAAGAGTTTGCTCTTAATGCAATTACTGATAAGAACTTTATTCAATTACTTACAGTTTCAAAAGGACAAGTACAAAGTAAAATTTCTTCTACAGACTTTAGTGTATTAGAACAAACATTAGCTCGTAGGACATTTGATGAGTCTGGTGATTATGTTGTTGACAATTTTTCTGTAGACGTTAGAGAATTTGCACAAAAAGATGGTAATAGAGGTATCTTTGGTGTTGATGAATTTGGTTTATATAACGGAAAGAGTGCTACTGAAGCAGCAAGAAAAATGATTGCCAGCATAGGTCCTGGTAAAGCATACATTAAAGGTTATGAAATAGTTAATAAAGAAACTAAGTACCTTGAAATTAATAAAGCAAGAGAAAGTCTTTCTAGTGATAATGTAAACCTAAAAAGCAAAGGTCTCCCAACATATAGTATTACTAATGTATATGGTAGTGTTCCTTTGAATAAAGAAGGATCAGAACTAACAGCTTATCCTGATGTATTTTTATATTCTACATTTAATGATGGATCTATTGGTCTAAACAATACAGAATTATCAACTGATCATAGACAAACTATTGATAGAAGAGGTAAGATTTTTAATACTGATGATGGTATTAAAACTATTACTCTACAAATTACTAATACTACAACTTTAATTGGTGCAGTAACAGATTCTACATTCCAAACTCAGTTTGGTGAATTGTTCTATATTAAAACTAGAAGTGATGGTGGATCACCAACTGCAATCAGTTCATTTAAAACTTTATCATTTGCAACATCAAACAAACCACTAATAAACTCATCTGAATCTGTACAGTTTTTAGAATTGACAGTGTATGGTAATAAAAATGAATTAGAATTACTCGCAATAGAGTATGATCTTTCCGATTCAGAATATAAGAGAAAAATTTACTTAACAGAAGCTGATGCATCAGCAAATAATAATGAGTTTGGATTTGTTGTAGACTACTCAGATATTATTACTCCCATCATTGGAAAAACAAAACCAAGTAATTTATTTTTACAAAGTAGAGGATCTGGATTTAACTCAGATTCTGATATTGTTTTATCTAAAGGTCGTTTAGAAGCAGGAACCTCTGCATATAATACTACATTCGGTTATTCTTATTTTGATCCACAGTTTTTTACTAAAATTATTTTAGAAAGTATTCCTGCAGGTGCTAATTCATTTGATGAAGGTAAATATGTATTTGGTCTTAATAGTAACGCATATGGTGTTGTAGAAGGATCTGCAGCTGGTGTTTACAGTACAGGAAGGATTCTGTTTGTTAAAACTTTATCTGGTAAATTTATATCTGGTGAAACAATTAGAGATGAAGATGGTAATACTGTAAAAATTGCAAAAGATAATACAATCTCACATTTTGTAGTTCAAAATAGAGGTTTGGGATATGCTGATGGAGTATCTCTATTAATAAATGGTCTTGAGTTTGATGCGTCAAAAATTGCTTTGGGTAAAACTATTGCAGGTAACATTTATAATGCAACTATCATTAATAGAAAAGCGGTAAATGTTGAATATGCTCAACCTCCTGCTATTACTGTAAAAAATCCTGATGGTGCATCTGCTCCTAGTTCGGCAGCTGCTGTTGTGCCTGTTTTATTCAGAAATACAGTCACAACTTATACTCCACAGAATGTAAAATCAATTGGTTGTAATTATGGATCTGGAAACTCTAATTCTTTTTCTGCTGATGTTGTTGTAGATAGTCAAACTTTTTCTGAAATCAAGGCAGTCACTAACTATACATTCTTTGGATCTAAAGGATCAAACTTTATTGAATCTACTAGTTTTAGTGCAGATGCATCTGTTGTTTTACAACAAGGAGATCTTGTACAGTTTTCTGATGATAGTAATAATTTAGTCCGTGCTATTGTACAATACGCAACAAAACAAGAAGGGTCTTCTAAGTCTAGAGTTTATCTAGATACAGCTTTACCTGGCAATGTTACAAACACAAGTATTGTAAGATTACGTCCAAAAGTAAGTAATACTAACTCTGGTACATTACTATTCCCAACTGGTAGTAAGCAAGTATCTCAAATTTCTTCTGGTGGAGATGATACTAAGATTAAGTATTACTTCCGTAGAGATTTTGTAACTACTGCATCTTCTGGTGGTGGTACAATTACATTTGCTGCACAATTACCATTCGGTACACAAAGATTTGCAGCTTTTAGTGAGAGCAACTTTATTATAACTGTATTAGATCCTGGCGATGCACCTAATATTGTAAAAGGTGACATTGTTTATGTTTCTGACGATGCAGTAGAAATTTCATCCGCTACAGACACTGCTAGTGGTCTTACATCTGGTAGTATTAGTTTACAACTAGCATCAACATATTTTGGAACTATTCCTACTAACGGAACATTCCCTAAACTTAAATTAACTGCAACATTAGAAGTATCTAATGCAAAACCAAGACTTAAGACTGCAGTTAAGAATAAAAGGATTGTTGTTGCCTCTGCTGGTGATCGTATAGTTCCATTTAGAGGAGTTGATTATGATACTGAAGTTGTAGAAACTCTATCATATTCTGATGCTTTTAAATTAAAATACATTTATGAGGGAACTTCTTCTCAAGCACCTAATGTAGATTCTGCAGGTAACTTGATTTCTGGAACTGATGTCACTGCTAGATATTCATTTGACAATGGTCAGAGAGATACATTATATGATGTTTCTAGAATTGTTCTAAAACCAGGATTTGAACCTGCAGTTGGACAACTACTAATTGCATTTGATTACTTTGAACAATCTCAAGGAGACTTCTGTACTATTGACAGTTATCTACATGAGGCAGGTGTTCCAGAAGATGAGATTCCATCTTTCAACTCATCAGTTCATGGAAATTTAGAACTTAAAAACGTAATTGATTTTAGACCTAAGGTAGATAGTAGTGCTATCATTCCTGGTTTTCTTAATATTGCATCTCTTGAAACTACTGTTGGATCTTTTGCTGGTTCTGGTGCTGTATTAGCAAGCACACCAGCTCCTGATTCAAACTTAGAATACACATTTTCATTCAGTCAAATTCAATACTTAGATCGTATTGATGGTATCTTCTTAGATAAAAAAGGTCAATTTGTAGTTAAGGAAGGTAATTCATCTCTCAACCCATCTAAACCAGATCCTATTGACGATGCTGTACCTCTTTTCTATGCTTACATTCCTGCATTTACAAAAACAACCAAAGATGTAAGGATTACTCCTGTAGATAATCGTCGTTATACAATGCGTGACATTGGTAAATTAGAGAAACGTATTGAGAGATTAGAATACTACACCACACTTAGCATACTAGAACAGCAAGCACTTAACATGCAAGTTAAGGACGAGATTGGTCTTGATAGATTTAAGTCAGGATTCTTTGTAGATAATTTTGAAGCACATAAAGTTGGTAATTTACAATCTCTTGATTATAGATGTGCAGTGGACAGTCAACAAAGTGTCCTACGCCCTCAAGCAAAAGAAGATTCTGTAAATTTAGAAGAAGTAAATGTAAGAGAAGATCAAAGATCAGTATCTGGATATAAGAAATCAGGACACATGGTAACACTACCATATTCTCCATTATCTTTATTAGGAAATGATTTTGCATCAAAGACTTTAAATCCAAATCCATTTGTCGTACTGCAATATGTTGGTGATGGAGAAATTTCTCCATCTATTGATCATTGGTATGATCAAACAGAAGAACCACTTGTGGTAGATACAAATACTGATCTCTTTAATATTTTCCTAGCAAAAGAAAATGTAAAAGAAAGTTTTTCAAGTCTGTTTAATTCTTTTGTAGTTAACTGGGTTGGAACATCTACATCTTTCACTACAATTAATTCTTTAGGTCAAGTTAATACACAACAAGCTATAACTTCTGTTGCTAGTGCATCTGTAGCAAGTTCTTCTAATATTAGTCCTCAAAATAATGAAGTAGGAAAAGGAATTCAAACTAAGAGTGTTGGTGAAAGTTTAGTTTCAACTTCCTTAGCTTTCTTTGCTAGAAGTGTTCCTATAAAATATGTAATCAAGAGAATGAAACCTAATACGAAGATGTATGTTTTCTTAGAAGGAAGAGACATTGGTCGTTGGGTTAATCCTGATCTTAGATATACTGGTATTGCTGGAAATTCACTATCAGCATTTAATGGTGAAATTACTACCGATGAATATGGTAACGCTAGTGGATTGATTGTTGTTCCTGCTGGTCTACCACCATCTGAAAATGCAACTTGGACTGGTGATGTAGATACTTTACCATATGATACTTCTGCTGAAGAGGTATCAATAACTTCTGGTATATTGACATTTAGATTTACATCTAGTGCTACTAATGCAGCAAAAGAAGAAGTTGATAGTTATACAGAAGTTAAGTACTATGCTACTGGTATTCTTCCAGAAAATCCTTCTAGTATCATATCTACAAAACCATCTTACTTTAAATCTAATGAAGGTATTCAGTTAATTGAAAGTAACACTGATAATCCTATAAGACCTAATCCTCTTGCACAAACATTTAAAGTAGAAAACTTAGATGGTGGATGTTTTGTAACTGGTGTTGATATTTTCTTTAGTAAGAAGAGCACTAACATTCCTGTTAAAACATACATTACAAATGTAGATGCTGAAAAACCAGCAAAAAATATTGTACCTGGTAGTGAAAAAACATTAACACCAAATACATTCCTTAAGTGTTTTGCTAGTGGCAACATGTCAGTTCTTAAGGGAGAGAGTGTAACTGGTGCATCTTCATCTGCCTCTGGTCCTATCCTTAAAATTTTTGATAAGAACAATGTAGAATTAGTAGCTACTGCATCTGGTAGATATAGTCTTACAAATGAACAAGTATATACTGTTGTTCTTAATAATCACAATGGTAAATCTTTCGTAGAAAATGAAGACTTAATTATTCCGTCTGTTACAGAAGCAAATGCATTGAATAATACTGATCTTGTTCTTGCCATTGCAAAAGATAGTGGTAAAGTTTCTAGAATGAGAATTACCAATACTGGTCAGAATTATGACAGTGCGATTCTAACAATAGAAAGTCCACAATTACCTGGTGGATCTACTGCTACAGCAAGTATAGAAGTTTCTAATGGTCAAATTTATAATGCTGAGGTATCACTTAGTGGATTTGGATATACAGAAGCACCATCAGTTGTTGTGAAAGGCGTCGGAAATGGTGCTGGAGGGTGTGAAATACAAACCTTTATAGAAATAGACACACCAGCTGTTAGAATGGGTGTAGCGGTTGATGCAGGGGAAGTAACAAATTCTACAACACCAACACATTTTGCATTTGATTTTCCTGTCTATTTACAGAATGATACTGAATATGCATTAGTAATAGAAACAGATTCTACTGATTACGAACTTTGGGTTTCTAAACTTGGTGATACAGATATTGCCACAAGTACGGTTATCACAACTCAACCTTCATTAGGTTCGGTTTACCGATCACAAAACACTGAGAGTTGGACTGAGGATATATTTGAAGATCTTAAGTTTACTCTTTACAGAGCAGAATTTAATACAACAAGACCTGCAGAACTTCTTCTCAAAAATGTTAATCTTGGTTATGAACTTTTAGATGCAAATCCAATTGAAACAAATGCAAGTTCTAACTCTGCCTCCACATCTACTTTATTCAAGAACAATAATTCTGTTATTAAAGTAAATCATAGAGATAATGGTTTTGAAGATAGTGGTAAATCTTATGTCTTTTATAGAACTGCAGTTGAGACTGGAGGTATTACTGCTTCTACAATCAATAGCAATCTATTTAAAGTAACCAACTCTGGTATTGATTCATATAATATTCTTTCACCATCTCAAGCTGCAGGAAACTCTCTAGGTGGTGGTACTTCTGTATACGCAAGTCATAACAGAAAATTTGAGACTCTATACCCACAAATTCATTACCTAACATTTACAGGCACAACACTAGATGTTTCTGTAAAAACTACCAATGTAGTTCCTGTAGATTCTTCTACAACAAATTATACTTCATATTCACAGGCAGAATATGAAAAAACTTTCCTAAATGAACCACATTACTTTACTAATCAGAAAATGATTTCTTCTGAGATTAATGAAACTTTAAACAATCTTCAGAGATCTTTAACTTACAAAATACAGTTAACTTCTACTTCTAGTAATCTTTCTCCAATTATTGATCTTTCTAGTGCGTCTGTAAAAACAGTAAGTAATAGAATAGAAAATGCAAAAGGAGAAGAAAACAGATTTGGTAGAAGAGATCAAGTGGTTGAATTTTTCCCAGTGTATCAATTTGAACTTGCTGGTAATTCTGGAACTCAACTACAAGCTGATCAAACAATTGAAGGTCAAACTTCTAAAACAACTGGAACCATTGCAAGAGTTAATGGACAAGTTGTATATGTTAGAGTTAAGACAAGTCAATTCTTCCAAAAGGGAGAAACTGTTTCTTTAGGTAATCAATCTCAACTAACAAGTGTTGTTGTTGATTCTAATCCAATACAAGTATTTGCATCTATTGATGACGGTGCTACTATTGTAGCAAGAAATCCTTCTGTAATTCTTGAAACATATGATAATATTATTACTGGTAAAACAGTTATCTGGAATACTCAAACTCAAGAATTAACTGCTAGAGTTGACGTTAATCCAATTAATGATAACTATACTGACAAAATTGTTGATAATGTTTTATATAACAGAAATGCTGTTGTTGGTGATCAAGTTGCAGATATTTTCCGTGTAGGAGATTTCATTAAATATCCTAATCAACCAGATGAAGAAGCAAACTATTTAGAAGTAGGTAAAATTACCTATACTAATGGTGTTGATTTTGTTGCTGAGGATACATCTAAGAATGGTTCTGCAGTAGCTAAGTATGTAACTAAAGAAGTTGTTATCAGCAGTCCAGCAACTGCTATTGATGTACATCTAATGGCGAATGTCAAAGATATTTCTAATATTCAAGTTCTTTACAAATTTAAGAAAGCTTCTAGTCAAGAAAACTTTGAAGACATTGATTGGGTATTATTTAATGGTAATGGACAACCTGATACTTTAGAATTAGCAACCACAGAGAATACTATATCAAGTGTTGTTGAGAAACAATCTTCTTATCAAGATCTTAAATATAGTGTATCTGATATTGAAGAATACTCATCATTTGCTATCAAAGTTGTGATGCTTGGGGTTGATCCTTCATTTGCTCCTAAGATTCAAGATATTCGTGCTGTTGCTGCATTCTAACTTCCGCGTATGGACTTTATTAAAGTTAAAGGGCATGATGGTCTTGTAAGAGACAAGAACACAGGTGCCATCATCAATTTGGATGATTCTGCAATAGTTGCTAGACGAAAGTCAAAACAACTTGGTTCCGCGTTGGAAGACATAAATATTTTGAAGAATGAAGTTTCTGAGATCAAATCTTTACTTAGAGAGTTAATTAAAAATGCCAGCAATTAATGTAGCAAAAACTGATACCTTTGAACGCCAAAGGTTGAAGATTAACCAAATTGGTGATCAGATTTTTAGTATTGCTCAAGGAGGAAGTGATCTTTCCACAGGTAATTTAAAACTAGGTGATGGTACACGAGTTGCTCCATCTCTTGGATTTGTTAATGACACTAAACTGGGTGTGTATAGAGCTAGTTTAGGTGTATTAGGATTTGTAGCTGGAGAAAAAAATATATTAGATTTATCTCTTGAAGGAGGTAAATGGTATAACGATTACAAATTAGTAAAAAAAGAATTAACAACTAGTCAAACTACAATCACTGCTGCTGGTCAAAATTATGACGCAGGTTCTTACAGTGATGTAACTTTTACAGGTGGTTCTGGTCAGTTTGGTACAGGTGATATTACAGTAACTGGAGCTGAGGGAACTCTTACAAATGGTGGTTCTGGATATGAACCAGGACAATATAATGGAGTTGATTTAACTGGTGGTAATGGATCTGGTTTATCAGTTTCAATTACAGTTGATGATACTGAAATTGAGTTAACTACTGGTGGTAGTGGTTATGCTGATGGTTTTTATAGTGCTATTCCTTTAACAGGTGGTAATGGATCTGGAGCAGAAATAGGATTTTCTGTTGGTTCTGGAGCAATCACTGCGGTAACATTGTCTAATCCTGGTTCTGGTTATACAAACGGAGATGTATTATCAGTAGATCCTGCTTTTGATGGTGTTGGATCTGGTTCTAATTTCTCTGTAACTGTAACTACTTTTCCTGGAGTAATCACCACATGTACTATATTTTCTAGTGGATCTGGTTATACAACAGGTGATGTATTAGGAGTAAATCCATCTTTTGATAGTGTTGGATCTGGTTCTAATTTTTCTTTCACATTAGGTAATATTGGTTTTGTCGCAGCAGTTACCATAAACAATTCTGGAATTGGATATGGTGCGGGTGATATTTTAAGTGTGAATCCAATTGATTTAACTCAACCAATTGCTATTGTAAATTATGTTAATCCAGTTTCTGTAATTACTTTTACTGGTACTATTGCTGCTGGAACATTTACCACATCTGATACTGTACAGACACCTGGTGGAGTAGCATCAACTCTATCAGTGACCGCTGAGACAACTATCGCTGGAGAGGCAAACAACACATATACAGGAGTAGCTGGAACTGGCGGAACAGGATCTGGTGTCACATTTGATGTAGCAAGAGGTTTTGACGGAGCAGTTGCTACTGTCACTATCAACTCAGGTGGTGCTTTCTATACAGCAGCTGATCCAATTACAATTGCAGGTAATTTAGTTGGTGGATCTTCTCCTGCTGACAATATTACACTAACCATTGATACAGTATCTGCTGGTGGTTTAGCAGTTGCCATTTATAAAGTTGTTGAATCTGGTGGTAATCTTTCTTACTTAATTACAGAACCAGCAGGAGTTTCAAATGGTGACACTTTAGTAAGAAGTGCTGCACCAACTACAGGACTTACAACAAATACTGTTAATAATAAAAACAAATATTTTCTTGATACTGGAAGTGGACAAGCATTAACTCCAGACCTAACATTTTACGTTGGAAGCAAATATAGTTTCAATACATCTGATAGTTCAAATAGCGGTCATCCATTTAAGTTATCCATTCATCCAAATGGTATACACAATACAGTAACCAAAACTAGTGTTACTTTAACAGCAGCTAGTAATCAAATTACAGTTTCTTCTAATGCTGGTATTCTATTAGGAATGCTTGTTAGTCTTGAATCAGGTGGCACAGGAGGAATAGGATTTGGAGTTACAGTTCAAGCTATTAATGGTAACGTAATTACATTATCAGCAAATGTAGAAACATCAGGAACATCAGATGTTAAATTTGCTGGAGCTCCATACACAGATGGTGTCGTAACTTCTTCTAATAATATAGAAGTTACTATAAGTGCCACCACGCCAACACCTCTTTATTATTATTGTGAAGTACACCCAAATATGGGTAGCGAAGATGGTAATGAAGCTACAATCACAATAGATGCAAATAACCCAAAAACTTTTGGATCTGGATTCCAATTAACTGTTAATGGTGTTGCTGAGTCAGAACCAATTAAAACAAATGTTTTAACTGGAGATTTTACAGCGAGTAGTTTTACAGGAACATCTGCTACTTTAACTTCTTTGAATGTTAATACTGTAACTGCTACTCAAACAATTTCTACAAATGTCTTAACTGTAGACACTCAAATTAATTCAACCAACTTAGATATTTCAGCAACATCAATTACTGTTGACTCTAATTTGACAGTTGGTGTAATTGACGTTAACAAAGTTACTGGAGATATTACTACATCTGGAGCGATAAAAACCACTAATGAACTTAATGTTAATGATCTTACAAAAATTAATAATGCTGGTAAATTAACATCCTTAGGAACAAGTGATCTTGTTCTTTCTCCTGCTGTTGGAAGAGTTGCAAAAGTTGAAGGATTGACATCCTTAGTTATTCCAAAAGGAACTACATTAGATAGACCAGGTGCAGCTATAGTAGAAGATGGTGCTATCAGATATAACACAGATACAAATCAATACGAAGGATATAACTCAGGAACTACTTCTTGGTCTTCTCTTGGTGGTGTTCGTGATATTGATGGTAATACTTATATTCTAGCAGAACTAACAGCTGGTGCAAATGACAATACATTATGGTTCTATAATGATTCTGTTAACACAGTTAGATTTACACCGACATCTTTTGAGTTTCATGCTGTAAAAGAATTATCTTCTGTAAAATTAGGCATACCATCATACACAGTTTGGACAGCAAACTCTCCTGTGACAACTGGACAATATCTCAAGTATAGAAATAATTTATATGAAGTAACATCATCTGGTACAACAGCAACAGTTGGAAGCGAACCAACACATACTAGTGGAGCACAAAACAATGGAACTGCTCAACTTACTTGGTCTCAACTTGCAGTAGGTCCTATTACATTTAATGATGCAGAAGAAGTTCAAATAGGTCCTTTTAAAAATACTCCTTTAGTTATTGGTCAAGAACTTAAACTTGATGATAATAGAATTTCTACACAGGTTCAAGATTTAATTATTCAACCAAATGCTGGAAAACAAGTTATTGTTGATTCTGTAACTCATTTTAGAATTCCTGCTGGTAATGATAACCAGAAATCAATTGCTTCACCTGGTCCTGGATCTATTAGATTTAATACACAAATACAACAGTTTGAAGGTTATAGTGGAACGAACTGGTCTTCTCTTGGTGGAGTTAGAGACGTTGATGGAAACACATACATTATTCCTGAAACTGCTCCTGCAGCAAATGAAAATATCCTTTACTTCTATAACAATAATGTCAATACAATTCAATTAACTGAGACAGCATTAGATTTTACAAATATTGATACTATTACAACCAGTGGTGGAACAAGTCTTGCTCTTGAAACAGCAACTTTTACATTAAATTCTAACGATACCACTATTGATAACACTGATGTAGCTAGAACATTTGTTCATACATCTAAGCAATACTTAGATTTAGGATTATCAAGTGGTCTAAATGTAGATCCTGTGTTGAGATTAGATAATCAAGGTGATGTTTATCTTAACACTACGTTTGGTACTGGTAGCTTCAATGGGGTTAAGATTTTTGATGGAGACCTCAAAGAGTTTGAACTAGCAGATTATAAAATTAAATCTTCTACTTTTGCATTAGATAAGGGTGGATTAGAATCTTCTGCTGTAATTCTTTACCCAAGCGGGACTTCCAAAGGATGTAAAGTTACTGTGGTTTCTAAGTCTAGTTCTGGAAAAAGATCTATGTCTGAGTATGCAGTTATAGATAATGGAACGGATATTTTCCATAATGAATATGCTTCCTTAAATACTTCTGATGATCAATACACAGCAACATTTGACTTTACTGCTTCTACAGAACCAAGGATTACCTTAACTTTGACAAATGATCATGCGACTTCAGATGTTATCAACTTTACCGTACTAGTTCAGGAGATCAAGTAAATGGCAATTAATTTAAAAGAATTTGAATCACTAGGAGGTTTTTCTATTGGAGAGACTTCTGTAATTGATAAAGATAAAAACGCACAGGATCTCAATTCAATTGAGATGAAGAATTCATTTTATAGTGATAGTAAAACAACAAATTATATTTTAAGAGGTGTTAACACCGCAACACTTCAATTAGATACTGTTGGAACATCAATTACAATTGATAACAATACAATGAACTTTGTTACTGGTCATTTTATTGGAGTGAATCCATCAGGGGTAGTTTATACTGGAAAAATTGAAAGTGCTGTTTATTGCAGTGGAGCTGGTGCAGTGTCTGAACTTTCTAGTATGTTGACAATTATTAAAGATGATATTCCAGTTAGTGAATCTTGGACAATCGCACCATTTACATCAACAAATCGTTTCAGTTATTCCACTGTGAGAACTGGAACCGTCCAAACTATTAAATGGGCAGTATCAACCGAAGTTATAAGTATTGCTTGGTCTTGATGCTAAATATAAGATAGGAAAAATTGTCAAGGATACACGAGCACCATGAGTTTTCATATTAATTCCGACAAAGAGAAAATTAGGGGAGTCAACCCTAAACTCATCGGTGATAATGAAGCTACTATTAGAGTCGGAACTGGAGCGGATGAACAAGAAATCATGCGTCTCCAGCAAGATCCTACTAGTGGTCTTCCTCGTGTGGGTATTAATAGAACGGGTCAAAGAATTGACAAAATTAATTTAGATCAAGGTGGAACTGGATATACACAAGCACCTCTAGTTGCTATTGATGCACCTCCTGCAGGTGGAACTCAAGCACAAGCATCTGCTACTGTTTTCAATGGTAGAGTGGTAACTGTTGTTGTTAATGATCCAGGTAATGGTTACTCAACAGCACCAAATGTAGTTTTTACTGGTGGTAATGGTTCTGGTGCAGCTGCAACCGCTACTCTTGATACTGTAGAGTTTGAACTTGATATTAATGGTGCTATTAGAACATCAACATCTATCATCTCAGATACTGCTAGAATTTTAAACATTGATGTTGAGAACTTTGTTACTCCTGACCTAAACTTAAGAGCACCAAACTTAAAAACATTTATGAATGGCACTGGTACGCCATGGGCTGCCAATGTTATTGTACAGAAAGATCAATATAGATACTCGCAAAGTAACGTATATCAAGCAACAAATACAGGAACTACTGGAACTTTAGCACCAGAACATAAGGATGGTATTGTATTAAATGGTGAAGTTAACTTTAAGCACATTGGTTTTAGAGTAAATAATCAAGATGATTATAATTATTTACAAACTGGAGAAGCTGGTACATATCCTCGTTCTATAACACCTTTACTAGGTGATAGAACAGATAAAATTGCTACTACAGAATATGTTCTTAACCTAGCAACGAATGACGTTGGTGGTCGTGTTTATGTTTCACAACAGATTGGTTCTGACCTTAACGATGGTCGTTCTGCTGTAAACCCAGTTCGTACAATCAAGAAAGCTGCACAGATTGCATGGTCAACACCTGGCGTCAAAGAAACACTTATTGTATCTGGTGGAGATTACGTAGAAGATAACCCAATATCATTACCTCCAGATTGTTCAGTTGTTGGTGATAACCTTCGTTTGGTAATTATTAGACCAGGTAATATTGGTAAACATATTTTCAAGTTTGGAGATAAGAACTACGTTACTGGAGTAACATATAGAGATAAAATTGACTCTAACGGTGATCCTACTGGAACGTGGGATTTTGCTATGGTCTTTGATGATAAGCAAAGAATTATAGTTGACAATGAAGTTAATGGAGACTTTGGTGTAGACTTCCCAATCGGTCACCAAATATTCGGACCTGATCAATTCCGTATTAGTTTCCAAAATAATACAGGATTAAGTTTACTTGCAACTGGAGCTCAAATCCTAGGTTTAAACACTGGTGCTAGAGCAAATGTATTTGGTGTTACCTTTGCATCAACCACTGGTGCAAATGCATATGTTTCAGGTACGATTGATGTATCACTAACAGCTGGTTCTTTTATTGAAGGTGATCAATATAGTTACATCACATCTGCAGCTGCTGGCGGTGCAATCTCCCAAACAATCTCCCAAACAGCAGGGGAAAACATTTTAAGGTTTACTACAGATCCATCAACAGATCTTCCAGTAGGAAATGTTGTACAGTTAAATGATGCTGACAACTCATCCTTTACTGGTACTGGTTTTTATCAAGTTTCTGTCATCAATAATGGTAATGCTCCTACTTATTGGGATGTTACTTTTGTTCCTATTTTAGGAGCAGCAAGTTGGGATACTACTCAAACAGAAACGATTTCAATTAATTCTGCTACTCCCACAACTAATACAATTGACACTGTTAATTTAAAGTCAATTAGAGCTGAGGGTGAGGTTGTAGCATATGACAATGATGTAATTTCTACTTTACCAATTACTAGAATTGACTTCTCTTTACAAGGAGATCCAAGCATTGCAACAGGTGGTTTCCAACAAGCTCAGTTTGGAAGTGCAGAAGATCTTGGTGGAATTGTTTTCTACACAAGTGCTCTTGTAGGTAGAACAAATACACATGAATTTAAAGAAGGTCAGGAAATTGTTCTTGAGAACATGCCTACTTCTAACCCAGATCTTTCTTTCTTAAATGGAAAACAAAGAATTTATAAGGTACTAGAAGATGCTGATGGAAGAGCAAGAAGATTTGTTATTCCTAAAAAGATTCCTTCATTGACAACAGCAAATTATGCACCAAGTGAATTTGCTGTAGTAAAGTCATATTCAAAAGTAGTTACTTTATCTCTACTAAACTCTCCAAATAAATTTCCTTTAGCAACTCCTGTAGAAAGAAGATTTCAGGATGCTTGTCAGTTAATTAGAAATAATAGAGATTATATTGCAGAAGAAGTAGTTGGTAGAATTAACGAGCAATTCTCAAAAGATTACTTTGCAGTATACAACCTTGATTCTGTTAACAATACATTTGACATATATCTAGGTACAACAGATCATGTAAACACTTATGTCAGTGGTGGTACAGTAACATTTGGTGGAACTTCATACGCAATTAGCAATTTTGTATATGATAATGCTGCAACTGGTGTTGCTACAATTACTACAACTGCAGCTGCCATTAGTGCACTATCTGAAGATGCTGTTGTTAAACTAGCAGACATTCTTATTTCTTGTAGTGCAGGTCAGAAAATTTACCCATCATATAGTTCTCCAACTTCTGGAAACAATACTGGTGATGATGGTGATGAGCAATGTAAGCAAGACGTCATACACTTCCTTAATGCTCTTGTAAGAGACCTTGAATTTGGATCTAACCACAATATTATTGATGCTGCTAAGAAGTATATTGTTGATGGAAAGATTGCTTATATTGAAGATGAAATTATTCAAAACGTACGTGCTATTGAATATGCTAGAGAGTTAGCAACTTATGCAATGTGCAACTGGAGAATTAAAAACAGAACTGTTACTGATCCTCTATACACTACACAACACGCTACTACTCCAAGATATACAGATACAACTATTATTAATAGTACAGCAGGATCACCTGCTTGTGCTAACGTAGCAGCTGCTATTGATACTTTATCATTCTTGTGGGTTGATGTTATATCCAATAATGCTTCTGGAACCTATATTGATGCTGCATATTTAATTGCAAGAAACGCTGATTTAATTGCAGATCAAGCACTTATTGATACAGAAGCTGCATATCCAACACTTAATCTTTCTGATCTACATCAAAGAAAATGTCGTAGAGATATTAAGATTGTATTAGAAGGATTAGTAAGAGATTTAGTTCTTGGTGGAAACCATGGTATTGTTTCTACTGCAGAAGCATACTTTAGTGGTACAGTTCTTTCTGGTATTTCAGAAGCACAGAGACCACAAACAATTTATGCTTTTGACAGAGTAAAATTATATGCCATTTATGCGATGCGTAACTGGTCTGATGGAAACGTTTTACAAACAACTCCAACAGGATCTACATATGTTCCTACTACTGGAGCATTGACAGTAGTTATTCCAGATCCAGCAGTAGCACCTGTAGCAAACTCAGATAGAATTGCTTTTGCTGAGGAAGCACTTACATTTAGCTGTGCTTATTCTGGTGGTGGTAATGATGCAGGTCCTTATAGAACTGACGTTGCATTTGGTAAAAGTTTCTTAATTACTAACGTAGTTTCTAGTGGTGGTAATACTACTATTTCATGTAATGTTGGTGCTGCAGGAAGCAACACTGATACTCATACATTTGTAAGTGCTCTTACTAATGGAACTAAAATTATTTACGGTCCTCTTACATTAACATCTCCAGTTCCTAAGTTTGAAGATTGGAGTATTTTAAACGGACCTGGCGCTGCTCCTATTGGCATATTCACTCCAACTACCGCTACTTACGATCCATCAAATGGTAATCTTACATTTACCACTGCAAATGCTCATAACTTAGGAACATCTAATACAATTCGTTTCCAACCAGAATCATTGGTGTTTACCTGTGATATGGATAACGATGCTACAGAGCATAAGTATCCAAAAGATGGTCAACCTGCATTTGGTAATAGTCTTCCTATTACTGCAACAACAACTAATACAGTAACTGTAAATGTTGGAACATCTGGTGCTAACGTACAGTTTACACCAACTGCTGCAACATATGATCCTTCATCAGGAATAATGGTATTAGAGATTGGTTCTCATACTTTAGATGTTGGAGAAGGTGTTGTTATTGCTGATAATTCATTGAGCTTTACCTGTACAATGGATGGTAATAGCTCTACTAAGACATATCCAAGACCTTCTATTGATAGAGTTGGTGGAAGATCAATTCCAATTACAGGAAAAACAGCAACATCAATTACAGTTAATGTTGGTGTATCTCCTGCAAATAAATTATTACAAGCAGTAACAGGCACAACATACAATCCTACAACTGGAGATTTAGTTCTTCAAGTAGGTCAGCATGGTATTGGCGTAGGAAGAAATATTGTATTAGAAGATGGTGCTGTAACATTTACATGTCTACAAGATAATGATCAAACAACTCATGCATATCCTCGTTCAACTGACCCTGCATCTGGATCATCTCTAGCGGTCACTGCTGTTGGAACTACATCTCATACAGTAACTAATGCACCATACAATGCATCTACTGGTGTTATAACATTTACATTATCAACTCATGGATTCTCTACTGGTGATTACATTAAGATTGATGATAATGCATTAACATATACATGTGTTCTTGATGGTAATGCAACTCAACATCAATACCCTCGTGCTGGATATGATGCAGCAAGTAATCGTTGGTTAGAAATTACAAAAATTGATGATAACACATTCTCAGTTAATGTTGGTGGTTCTCCATACACTGGATCACATACATTTGTAAGTGCTGATCCTAACGGAATTAAGAGACAAGATGGAACATTAACAGTCAATGTTGGTACATCATCTAACACTACAACTCATACATTTGTAAGTGGTCTTGCAGGTGGTGTTAAGTTCTTACCACAAACTGTACATACATTTGTTACTGGACAAGCAGCTGCTGTTAACGCAATATCACACTCTCCACAGTCACCTCACGCATTTGTAAGAGCAAGTGCAGACTCTGTAAGTGCTTATGCTTCTAGTGCTACATCAATTTGTGCAAGTGTAGAATCTAGTATTAATACAGCATTAGAATTATTTGAAGATATTTTAGATGGAACAACTCTTCCTGGAGCTACAACTCAAACATTCGGATCATTATATAACACTATTGATATTATTACATATCCAGATAGTTACATTTATGATACTGCTAATAATCGCATGGCAGTTCGTGGTAGATTTGATGACTTCCCAATCATTGAAGCATCTCCATATACACAGAATGCATCTGTTATCTCCTTCAGAGGTGGTGGTGGTGCTCTAGTTGATGGATCTAAAGTAAAACAACCTAACTGTCCGTTTCCTGGTTTAGAACCAGATGGAACTGCATCCTTCCCTAATCAGGGTAAATCAATGGTTGCTGCTGCGTTCACGATTGTGTCGTTTGGTGGTACTGGTTATAAGGTTATAGAAGATGGTTATACACAGTTGGTTTCTGTGTTTGTTATCTTCTGTCAAGATGGTGTTCTTTGTGAGTCTGGTGGTTATGCATCTATTACTAACTCTGCTACTAACTTTGGTACATATGCATTAAGAGGAATTGGATTTAGAGCAGAGTGTTATGCGTTTGATACAGGAACAGTTAATGTTGTGTCTCAAACTCCAACTGGAAGAACCACTATGACAATTGGTGGTATCGGTAGAGAACCACTAGAACACTATATTGTTAAATTTGATGGATATAGAAATGCTGATCCAGAAAAAGAATTCTTTATTGACGCTGTAAGTGCTGTTACTGTAGGACCTCCTTTCTCTGCAACTCTTACACTTGATGATGGTATCGGTAATGGTTTAACTTTAATCAGAGAAAGTGACAATGCTACTATTACTGGTCTTGCTGCATTACAAGCTGCATTAACACCTTCTGGTTCTTCTAACGCAACTATTAAGTTACATAGACCATCTATTGTTAACTCTTCATCACACACTTGGGAATTTGCTGGATCTGGTACAAACTATCTTGCACTACCTGAGAACGGTGGTACTAAAGTTGAAGCAAACGAGCAAGTATCTCAAGATTATGGTCGTGTTTATGTCTCTGGTACTGATGAACTAGGAGACTTTAAGGTTGGTACATTCGCTAGAATTGAGAACAGAACTGGTAATATTACTTTCACTGGTACAGTTACAATTTCTGAAGTTGAATTCTTGAAGTTGAAAGGTGGTGACGTTGTTGTTACTGGATTTGATAATTCTAATACACTTGGTGGTGCTAACGCTAGTGACTCTAAATTACCTACACAGAAAGCAGTTAAAGATTATATCACTAACTCTTTAGGACCTTACATTAACAAACCATACTCTACTAACGCTGTTCCTAGAGCACTGGTTGAACTTACTGATTCTGGTAAAATTTCTCTTGATCAGATACCAGCACTAAGACCTTTCAGTGTCTTTACAGTTGCCGATCAAGCAGCAAGACTAGCATTAGAAGGAGCACTTGCTGGTGATATTGCAATTCAACAGGACACACAAACTTCCTTTATTCTAAACAATGACCTAACAAGTTTATTCTTAGGATTTGCTGTAGATTCTACTCTTTCATTCACTATCGGTGATGTATTTACTGGTACTCCATCCACAGGTAGAATTCAATCTACTGAATATAGACAAGGTGTATTATTCAATATTAATATTACTGGTGGTGGTTCTGGATATACAGTTGCTCCTACAGTAACCATTTCTGGTGGTAACCCATCCTCAGGTGCTGTTGCAGCTACTGCGACTTCTACGATTGCAAATGGTGAAGTTGTTACTATTACAATCAATACAAACGCTGGTTACATTGGTGGTTATGGATATACTACACAACCAACAATTACCATTGCAGCACCTCCTGGCGCTGGAACACAAGCAACTGCTGATGCTTTTCTTGAAAGTAGATTGTATGGTAATATCGTTAACAATATCAAGATGCTTGATACTGATACATTTGACGATAGTTCTTCTCCAAGTGCAAATACAATTAATATTACTAGAGTTGTTAACACATCTGGATCAACTGCAAGTAACTGGGTATCACTAAGTAGTGATTCTGTTGGTGTTTCTTCTCTTACTGGTCCTGGTCTCATCTCTACAACCCTACTAGGTTCTGAAGCTGCAAACTCTTTCTCCTTCTTAAGAGGTGACCAAAGTTACGCAAAGGTTGTTCAATCACTTAAGGGTGCAGAAACAAGATACTTTGCAAGACTATACTCTCAAGCATCAGTAGGTGCAAGTGCGTTTATCTTCCAAGGATTATCTGATGTTCTTAAGGGTCATGACATTGTAGCTTCAGTTGCTGGAATTGCTGCTGATACAACAGTTAATGGAGTTAGTGTAGTTGGTGGTCTAACAACTGTTTCTTTCAATAATCCTATTACCTCAACTATCTCTGTAGGAACAGTTATTGAATTTAATCGTGGTGCATCTCCACTTATATTTGACTCTACAAATACAGGTGGTGAGTTTATTGATTCTGTTGTTATTGCAAACCAAGGTACAGGATACACAGATGGTCAATACTTTGATGTTGCATTAGATGCACCAGCAGGAAATAATGGTACTAATCTTAAAGCAAATATCATTGTTGGTGAGAATGGTCAGAATGGTCAAATTACTACATGTACAGTAACAAATGCTGGATCTGGATATACAGCAGATTTCCAAGTTACACCACTTCCAACTGCTATTGGAGCTGGTTCTAACGGTGTTCTACTTGCAAAAGTAGCAACTACTCAGAAACAATTTGCTAATATCGCACTGGACGTTCAAAGAGTTTCTGATCTAACCATTTCACAAGATCTCTTTGGAACCATTGGTGTTTCTAGATATAAGAAATCTCAATTCAATCTTGGAGTTGAAGGAAATGGATCTGTTTCTATTAAAATGGGTCCTGACAGTGGACTTGACGCTGACTTATTAGATGGTCAACAGGGTTCTTACTATCTTAACGGTGCTTTCTTCGTTGATAGTAGTATCGTTCCAGATAAACTTGCAAGTGGAGTATACAGTATTGATATTAGTGGAAGATCTACTAATACACTTCGTTTAGACACTGGTACTAGTAATGCTAATGCTAATCCTGGTCCTAGTGATGCTGTACAAGGTATAACACTACAGACTCTATTCAATAGTTCTAATGGTTTATTATCTGCATTCCCAAGCGTAGACACTGGTAACTCTAACTCTGCTAAACATCTAGTGATGACTCTCCGTAATGGAGAAACTGGTGGAGATGCTACATTTGGTGGTGTAAGACAACTTGCTTTTGCTAACGATGATAGAATATACTTCCGTGGTTCTGGTGATGCTGTAACATCATATGGTTCGTGGTATGAGGTATGGAACTCAGGGAATCAGGGTATTGACTCAGGCTTAGATGCTGACAAACTTGATAACAAGCAAGGTCTTTGGTATCAAGATGCTAAAAATATTATATCTAATCAAATATTTGATACTAGACTTCCTGTATGGAGAAGTTCTACTAAGTTTAGAGACAAGATTGAAATCTCATCTTATGGTGGAACAGATACTTTTTATAGAATTTTAGTAAGACAGAATCTTGATATTTCTATAGGTGGAGATTTTGAAGTTACTAATACAATTGACCTCTTTGATACCAACAAAATTAGTGCTGGTGATTTTACAATCACTGGAACTGAACAAGTTGTAGATCAAAATGATTCATCTAACACTTATACAATTCTTATAGGAAGACTTGCTTCTGGTGGAAATATTGATAATGCTGTATATCTTGGAGTTGCTGGTGATGAAAGATTATTTGAACAGTGGGAAATTTATGATGCAAACACAGTTCAGTATGCAGAACTAGGTAATGCTTCTGGAACAGGTTTTTTAAGACTTGGTAGAAAGGATGGAAATGCTGCAACAAGTCCATATATCTATTTTAACTCCTCACAAACAGCTGCTACTTATAATGCTGCTATCATTGCTGATGGTGGTAATGGGACTACAGGATCTGGTTCTCTAGAGTTCAAAGTTTTAGATGAAAATGAATTAAAGGTTAATAACAATATTATCTGGAACGCAGGTAATGTAGCATTTAATTCTTCCAATGTAGCTTCTACAGCGTCACTTAAGTCTGCTGTACAACGCGACACAGCTGGTAACTTCTCTGCTGGTACAATTACAGCATCATTAACAGGTGCTGCTTCACTTAACGTATTGAAGTCTGGTGATACCATGACTGGTACACTTACTATGACAGGTGGATCAGGAATTAGTATTCAGAGTACTGGTACTTTATCTGTTGGATCAAACACAACTGTTGGAGGTGATCTAACAGTAGATACAAACACATTGTATGTTGATTCTACTGATAATCGTGTTGCAATTAATAATCTTGATCCACAAACAAGACTCCATATTGTTTCAGGTGGATGGGAAGATAATGTAGTTGGTGTAGATTCATTAAGAATTGAAGCAACTGCTGCTGTAGGTGCTGGTGTAGCACTTAAGAATGCTGATGGACAATATTGGAACATTTACAATGGAGGACAATCTTCTTGGGCAGGACAAGGTAACCTTGGATTTGTATATGGTGATGGAACAAACGCTGCTTTAGACTATAAGATTGCATTTACTAGTGGCGGTGATATTTTACCTGGTGATGACAGTGATCAAGATATTGGTACTGATGGCACAAGATGGCAGAACATTTACAGTGATATCACACACGCACTAAACAGTGTAAGGATTGCGAAAGGATCTGCAAACCAAGAAGCAGACATCCAATTAAGAGGTGGTGGAACTGGTGCTGGTGGTGGTAGAGGATTCCGTTTAGGAACTAATATTGGTGGAGGTCCTGATCTCTTTGAGATCTATGCATCACAAACAGCAGGTAGTGATAACTGGAAGAGTTTAGCAAACCCAGCTCAACCTCCAGCACTTGCTATTCAAGGTGCTAATAACAGAGTTGGTATTAACACTAATAGTTTCTCTGGAACTGATACCAGTACAACTCCTAATACCAGCAGAAACTATATCTTGAACGTTCAAGGTGATATGAACCTTAACGGTCAGTTCTTCCAGAACAACGAAGAGTTTGTTACTTCTAGATGGACAGAATCTAGCAATGAATCAGGTGCTAATATTTACAGAAACTCTAAAGTTGGTATTGGTAATGTTCCAAGTCCATCGTATGCATTAGATGTAGCTGGTGACTTTAATATGACTGGAGTCATGAGAGTTAATGGCACTGCTCAGTGGTTTGACTCTTATGGAGTTATCAAAGGAGGAAATCAAACTATCGCTGAATCTGTCACTATTCCTAACAGTGCTCTTGCTACATCAAACGGTCCTATAACCATTGTTGCAGGTGGTAACCATGTGGTAACCATTGGAACTGGTGCTACTTGGGTCGTTAGGTAGTATAAATAGAAAAAGCATAAAAAGACTTTAGAAGTTTAACCCATGAGTACGTTAAAAGTAAATGAATTGAGTACCGTTCCAGGAAGTGGCGATATTAACTTCGCTCC